GATCGAACTTTTTAATCCCGTGAGCAAGACCCATGTTGCCCTCCTGCACGATGTCGAACATTTCAGTCCGGCGTGCATGGGGCGTATACCGCTTGGCAATAGATACCACCAAACGAAGATTGCAGTTAATGAGCTTGTGGTAAGCCCGCTGCCCAACCTTTACCTGCTTTGGGGTGGGATTTTCGGTGTTGACCCAATCCCTGACTTGACGCGCCAGCAGAATTTCCTGCTGCTTATTTAGGAGCGGATACCTAAGAATGTCCTTGATGTATTGGCTAAACCCGTCCACCGATCAATACTCCACTTCGATGACATTGGGTGTTACATCAAACGTGTGACGTAGCGCGCGTGCTACCGCTGACGCTTGCTCAATGGTCACGTAAGAACAGGCGTCCTCACGCTTATCGGTGATGCGAATACCACTGCCTGTCTGCTCATAAGAAGCAGCAAGATACAGCGGATCGACTTCTGGGCGTGTGATGGAAAGTGCGTACCGTGGCATGGGTGTTTGTTGACCACGGCGCTAAATTATCACCTTTCAACTCAGGTGTCAGCAGCCTCTCCCGAGTCTTCCGTTTGTTTTCGGGATTTCAACCGACCTTCAACACGTCTTCTTACAGAAGCCTGCCAAGCAGCCTCATCTTTGGTGGCCGCTGCTGTATAGACATCCGCTGGAACGTTAAGCTCCAGCATTTTGTACACGGCATCCCGAATCCAAGCGGTGGGCCGCATACCCTTATTTTCCGCCACCTCTTTCAGCAGCTCTGCACGGTTGGGATCCAAAAGAATCTGGAGGTATGTCTTATTCCCGTGGCGAATCGCCATGTAGCACACAAGAACTTTGTACTATTCTAGCGATGTGTTACCAGTTAATTGAATCGTCTACATGCTTACGCCAACCGCTCTTTTGGTCGTGCCGCGATTTTGCACGCTGCTGGCTACAACCACGCCTGACCTCCCTGGCACGCTCCAGGAAGTTAGCCGCCCGCTGCAAATCGGCAGTTGTGGCACGGGCGATCTCGTAGTTGAGGTATCGCATGATGATCTGCCTGCCTGTTTTCGGCTGCATAGGCAGCATCCATCACCTCTCCAAGACTATTGTAATAGCCTGTTTTTGCTGGAACGTGATATGTCCAGCCCGCATTGGTGCGATAAACACTGATCATCAGACCACATGCCTCCAGGAGCGATACTTGACAACGTTTTCCACAGCGACGCGGGATAAACCGTAGGTATCAATGAGGGCCGTAACGGTTGCACCTAAGGCATACCTTTCACGGATTTCGCGGACCAAATCCTCAGTGAGTTTGGCCCTACCGTTATCCGCTCCGGTGTAGCTGCGATGCTCGTTCTTAGCCATCAGTGAATTTCAGACCACCGTTTACCCACTGAAGGTTCAGCAAGCGGAGGGATTTCACCCAACCACTTAGCCTCAGCGGATTCCATTATCCGTTTTAGCTCTGCTGCCCAATGCTGAGCCTTGTCCTCCTTAACCAGCAGCAAAATTTCATCATGCACGCAAGCTGCGATCCTGACCTCCAGCTCCCCCGCAGCCTCAATCACAGGCCACAGATTACCCAGCGCACACTTGAGAATCGCCGCACCAGCGCCCTGGATCGGGGTGTTACAGCGCACAGTCAGCCGGTTCATATCCCCAGGCAGGAACCGCCGCATCCGGGAACCAGGGATACGAATCTCCGCAAACCGATCCCCTTTTGTCTTTTCGGCGCAGTCTGCATTGTCTCTTTGCCATAAGCGAATCCCCTGGTACGTATCCAACCACTGCTGCCTAATCTGAGCAGCCTCTTCCAGAGTCATGGTGATGCCAGACGCACCAGCGTAATTCCGCAGCCCTTTAGCCCCGGAACCGTATAAAAGGCCAAAGTTTGCAGACTTTGCAATCTGCCTAGAGCACCCAATAGCTTCAGCGGTCACGGTATGGAGGTCTTCCCCATCCTGGAACGCTTTGGTCATCCTCTCGTCCTGAGCCACTGCCGCAGCGAGTCGTAATTCCATCTGACCAAAATCCGCGTCCACCAGTAGATAACCATCAGGAGCTTCAACGCATTGACGAAACTCCGTATCACGGGGAATCTGCTGGTTGTTGGGCTTGATGCAGGACATTCGACCCGATTCCGCTCCAAGCTGCAGATAGCTGGCACGAACAAAACCATTTTCGTCTGCTTTTTCGAGGATTGCTTCAACCATTTGGCGGCGCTTCTCCGCCTTTTTCCAAGCCAAGTACGTCTGAATGACATGGTGATCGGCAGCGTATTCCTGGAGCGCCGCCCTACAAGCACTGGGTTTGCCAGTCTTGCCGTCAACCGGCGGCTCTCCCAACAGGGCGGTAAACTTTTGTAACAATTGCTTGGGGCTATTTAGGTTGAAGCCCGCGTCTTGCTTGGTGCCAAGGCGAATAGAACCAGAAGCTTTTGGGCGGAGGTTGAACGTTTCTGCCCTCTCGATCTCCTCAATTTCCGCATACCACCGCTCGCGGACATCATCGTCGTGGCCCATTTCGGTGAGACGTTCTCGAAGGTACGAAAGTCTTTTAGGGTTTGGCACTTCTCTGGGGAGCTTTTCGCCCTCAGGGAGCGCTGTATCCAATTCCCGTAAAAACTCTCGACTGAGCGCATTAATCGTGAACTGGTAGTCATCGCGTAGCTGTTCAAGGGCAGGAAGGTTCCAAGGCAATCCGGTGCGCCACATCTGGGCCATAGCCGGAAGCGCTCTGCACTCTAGGCTTACCGCTCCAGCCAATCCGGTCTTTGCCAGCATCTGCTGCAACACCACATCCAGCTCTAACAGCACCTCGACATCCTTAGCCGCATAGACAAGCTGCTCTTCACTGAGGTCTGTAGCGCCCCAGTTAGAGGCTTGCTGCTCCTTACTTACTTCAATACGCAGATACCTTTTGGCCACATGTGCAAGGCCATGTTTTACATTAGGCAGCCCGTTAGATAACAATTTGCTAGCCAACATCGTACAAAACAGCTGGCCCTTGGGGCGTATTCCCTGCTCTTGCAGCCAGCCAAGATCAAAGACAGCATTGTGCGCTAACCAACGCCTATTTACATCAAAAAAGCTCGATACTTTATCCCAATCGTCTTCATCTAGGTCAAAGCAATCGATAACAACAATTGTTTTGGCGTTGCTGCAACCGAGTTGGATGAGGCGCAGTTTGCCCACCTCTGGCTGCAACTGGAGCGTCTCAGTATCAAACGCAATGCAGGTAGACGAAGCTAAGGCGCCGAGGTGTTCGACGCCAAAGAGAACCTTGTACTCAGACATGAAAGTCAGGCGTGTTTTTCTTCGGGGAACTCGCCGTCCCAGTCGGACTCGTGGGTTCCATCTGGAGCGTACCAGCCGCCTTCGTCGCAAGCCCAGCCTGCTTCTGTTCGTGCATTCCAAACTGTTTCTTCCCAAGCCATAGCGGCATCGACTGAGTTTGCGATTGAGCCGTAACGCTCAAACTCTTCCGCCTTCTTGAGGTTGTAGTCCTGAACTTCAGACTGCATATATGCAGGTGCAGTTTTCATTTTGATGTGGTCAAATGGGTGAGTTGACATCAGCTGTTCTCCTGTGTGGTGGTGGGGCGCATCGCTTGCTTGAGTCAGTTGTACTAAATAAGCTGGCCATACGGCTTGTCATCGCTAAGGTCATCGGCATCTACGGTTTCAATGTCCTTCCATTCGCCGCCGAATTTGAATCCCTGATTCCATGTGAAATAGCCCTGGAGCTTCAGATGGACTTGACCTTCGTCGGTTCGGAAGCGCACCAGTCGGTAAATGTCAGGAATGTTTTTTTCAATCCTGGCTGCGACGATTGTTGCGCCGATTATGTTTTGGTCAGTCATGAGTTTTCTCCTGTGTGGTGGGGCGCATTGCTTCTCGAAGATCTTCAATAACGTAATCAACAAGTATGTTTATGCCGCTATATCTGTGTTCTTGCAGATTGTCGCGCAACCACTCGATCACCTGGTCCAACTGCCAATCGGCAGCGCCACACATGATTCGTCGAGTAGGGAGCGACGCGAGCGACAAGCATGGACAGGGTTCTTGCCACATGAGCCAGTTGTCTTTGTTGTCTTGCCAGATTTGGCAGCAAAGGTCGTCAGTCAGTGGGTGTTGATCAGTCATTTTTAGGCAAGTGGATCGTAGAAAGGGTCAAGTTCAAATTCAGCGATAAGTCTGTTTAAGTACCACTGAGCTTTACGTAGGTCTTCAGCACCACCTTTTTGGCGGTAGCGCCACAGGTACTTTATGTTGTTGCCGCGCAAATAACCAAGAAATTCATCCTGTGTCATCTGCGCTTTGATGGCATCGATGCATTCAATACCACCACTTTGGTAGTGGCCTGGATTGATTGCGTCACTCATCGTCCGAGAAGATGGGGGGAATTGCGTACCAGTCGTTCTTTGGGATCCAAGCGAGCATACGCTCGATCTCTTCACCGGTTGGAGCGTTGGCGTGGCTGATCGGTTCGTACCAGAGTAGTACCGCTTTACAGAGAGCGGAACCAAACTGTGGCGGCTCCGTAGCAGTTGCTGGAGCAACCTGTACGGCATCTTCAACGATGGCGTGAATCTCTAGGAGATCGGAATCGCGCTTGTAGCTGTAGGAGACAAGCTTAGGCATGGGTGGCGCCTGAACTACCTCAGTAATGTAGCAGCCTAGTCAAGGTAACTGGAGATCACCGGAAACACTTCATGTTCGTACTCGCTCTGGATGCTGGCGTCGATCCCGCCATGTAGCGCCGTTTCGATGTCACGCTCCAAGCGGCAAAACTCGTCTGGATCGTCCTCATATACCCCTTCAAAGACCCGAAACACCCCTCCGTCGGGGCTATAAGCCGTAAAGCGCACCAGGGCAAGGAAGCTCTGGGGACGCTTTAGCTCGTAGTAGGTGATGGTGGTCTTTCCGTCCACGGGTCCACCCGGCCTACCACCAGTGTGACCTGTCTTGACGAAGCGAAGCATAATGTAATAGTTCGCCGGAGGCGTGATGGACACAAAACGGGAGTTCATCTACGAGCGGTTCAAGCGAGACATCCAGGGCATGGACAACCTGAAAGACGTTCAGGAGACCGCCTGTAAGTTCTTGCACCTGTACCTAGCCCAGCAAGACGTCGTGGACGAGCTGATCAAAAAGGGGTGGCTGCCCAAAGGAACAGCCACCGGCATTAATTAGTCCCGTGGAGCGCGAGAGGCATAAGCAGTCTTTCGCTCCCGAATCAAGCGCCCTGTCTCGTTGAAGCACTCACGCCGCACCTCATAGGGGATGGCGTTGATCATCTGGTTGATACGGAACTGCAGGAACTGGTCATCGTCATCAGCCTGCATATCGGTGAGGTGTGCGGACTGGACGGCATTGCTCAGCCCGCTAACGATCCAATGGCGGAAGGTAGGCGAACCAAGCAAATCAGCCAGCTGGATCTTCTCGGAAGCGTCAAGAACCTTGTCAGGGATTGGAACAGGAGCCTGGAACGTCATTACTTAATCCTTTTTAAGTTGTGCCTTTTGGCCCATGCACTGTAGCAGTGAGGACCAAAACAGCGAGTTCACAGCAGGATGTTTGGAACCCTATACCCGTACTTTCGGCAGAACTCAACGGCGACAGCTTTATGGTGCTCCCTCGGTTGCCGATTCATGGGCTGCCCAGGAATGGCGTGCTTCGGATCCTTAGGAATTTCGGCCAAGCCAAGGTCTATGCGAATCCTACGAAGCTCTATACCCACCTTCTTGTAGCCCTCTGGATCCTTGTGCCAGCTTTCATTAAGCAGCTGCTCAAGGTCATAGACGTTGACAGTCTCCTTGCTCATGGTCAGAGCTTGGAACTGCCGCTGTAGTTCGTTCTTGGCCTCTTGCTGAGAAAGGAGCTGGTTGCGTAAGGCTCCCAGCTCTTGTTTCTGCTGCATTAGTTCCCCGTCAAGCCTGTCGATCTCCTTTCGCCGTTCCATCCGCTCCTGGAGCGTTGCGATGAGGGCCTGAGAGATGGGGTCTTCCTGGCCCACCAGTGCAGCCAACTGCTGCAGGACGATGTTGTTTGACACGCTTAACGGGAGCCTGAAAGAGGGGGCTCAGTCCCGCTCCAGTGTAGGAGGGTTCACTGGAACGTCGATCACCACGGGCTCATCGGGAGCTTGTGCCGAAGCGAAGAAGGACTCCGCTTGCTTCCTTTTCTCCTCACCGTGATCCAGAACCTGCACCTCAGGGGTGTCCGCCCACTTGGCATCCTCCGCAGCCCAGTTAACCCTATGTACGTGAGAAGCCGCGTCAAAACCCGGATCCGTTCCAGGGCAAGGGTTTTCATTTGACAAAGCGTTTGTCAAAAGTCCCCCTTTGTCAAAAGTCTCCTCTTGGTCCGTTCCAGGGGCAGACCTTTTGACAAAATCCGACTTTTGACAATCGGTTTGGCAAATTAGATCCGTTCCAGCAGAAGGGGTTTGAGTTATTACATCATTATCCCCACACACCCCCCGCGCGAAAGACCTCTTAGAGAGCGCCAATGGAGCGTTTGCACTGAGAGCGCGGTAGAAGGTGGGGCGTCTCCCTTTAAACACCCGGTTTGCCGGTGGAGCGCACCGTTCAATCAGCTTTTGGCTCTCCAACTTCTCCAGGGCATAACGGATAGCGCGGTTCATGCCCTCGCCACCAACAATTTCGTGGTTCTCAATGTCCGCCACACACCACGCGACAGAGGTGTCGTTACTCATCTGGTCAAGGACATCGAGCATGTATCCCTGGGGCGTGTCACCTCGCAGTACGGTCTGCGGCCTGAGCTCGTTGATCTCGTAGGTGTAGTCCTTACGCAGAGTGAAGGTCATTTTTTGGCCTTCCCTGTCATCCCGTGACTTCTCAACGGTGATCAAGCGGGTGTTAGCCGGTAGAGGCCCCATCTTCACTAGCTCCGTTTCCGATAGGCGAGTCATATTCCAGGTCTCGTCTACGGCTGCTCTGATGGCGCTGGTGCCGCGAAAGTCCCCATTCCGGTTGTTGTGATGGATCACGAGGATTGAAGCCGCTGGAAAGTCCACACCGTTGCGCCTAGCGAGCTTCTTAAGGGGCAGCGCATACTCCCGCCTGTTTTCCTCGTATGGGTTGCTGTCGTTGCAGCCATCAAGCGAGTCAATAACGATCAGGTCGTATTTGTTCTTTTTCTGCATGTCGCAAAAGCGGCGATACCACTGCATGTCCCACTCAGGGATGAAGTCCACTCCCGTCTCAACCCCGATCAGACTGAACTGCCTACGTGTGATGCGCTCTGACTGGTCCCCATTGAGCCACAAGACCCTGCCTTTAGATACCTGGAACGTTTTCCCATGCACCTTGAAGGGTTTCGCCTGAACAATGTGCTTACAGAGGGTCATGGCCATAGCGGACTTACCCGTACCGCCGTCCGCGTGAACAAGAAGGATCCATGGCTTAGGCAGCAGGCCAGGAATTAAGTAGTCAAAGCTGCTGTCGTCTAATTGCGTAAGGTCGCGGGGCTTATTGCCGTTGGTGCGCTTAAAGGAAACATGTCGATCTAGGAGCTGATCAATTTCAGCCGCGTTTCTACGACCGGCTTTAAGAGCCAGTAGGTGCTTTTCGTGGTCAAGGATTGCCGGATCTTCAAACGTCTCCTCAAGCTCGATGGCACGTTTAAGGACGTCTTCGGCGGATAAATAGTTTTGCTCGTACCTGAGGGTGGTCTGAAGCACCTCCTCAACAACAGAAGCACAACCGTCCCGATTGAAGCGAGCCCGCTCTGGGTCGTATTTGTCGGCCAGTTTTACAAGACTGCCAAAACCCAGACCGCCGTCACAGTTAAAGCCAGCTTTCCAACGGTCCAGGCAAGGATCCTTACCGTCTTTCCAATCGTCGCTGTACTCGTCATCCTTTAGCGACCACTTACGCCAAAGGTTCAGGCCCTCTTCATTAGGCAATTCGGAGTGGAGCATTGCGCCAATACGCCACCACAAATCCTCCGTACCCCTACCACCTGGTTCGATGACGGAAAGGCAGGATGACGCAATAACAACTCGTTCTTCTTTAGACCTAGAGGCCCAGCGTGTATCTACAAGCTTCTTAGGGCCATTCTTGTCGGCCCACTGCTGGTACGACTCCTTCATCCGCGCCAGGAGCCAGCCAGGAGCCTCTGGAACGTCGTCCAAGCTGCCAATAAGCTTGTATTCCCCTTTGCCCTTGTAAGCGCCTCCTATCGCCCCGTGGCGGCCCCAGAGCACTTCCCAGCCCTCAAGATTGGACCCGGCGTGAGATATACCTTTGACTTCAAGCCATAGTTCCTTAGGAACTTTGAAGAAGTATTTAGCCGCGTTTTTCTTAGTGGATTCGACACGCGGGGCTTTTTTCAGGTCTGCGCCCCACTTTTTCTTAACTGCGCCCAGATTCCAGTCAACGTCGAAGATGACAAGCCCGTCGGAACGTGAACCAGTCCAAACGCCAACAGCCTTGAACTTGTCCGGCTCGCGCTCAATACGGAGAGCAGTAGTTTCTGGGTCGTAATCGTGGTGATGGGCCGAACCTTGCGGTTCCTTGCCCTTAGCAGGCTTACCTTCAGGCAGTTGAACGCCCATCCCATAAACAGGGGTATATGCGTACCCCTTCGGAAGAGAGCGCACAAAACTAAGCAAGTCCATTTGTTAGACTCCTACAGGAATAGATAGATTCGCCCTAGGGATTTCGGCCCCCTGGGGCGTTTTTTCATGTTATCGGGGCTGACAAGGGGTTTAGTCGTGTAGTACACTGGGAGGGCACCGGACTCATGTCCACAGCACCTCAACCATGTCTTTCATCCCAGAAAAGTTCGCTGGAACGGTCACAGGCGACAGCAGCAGCCGTGATGGCTACTTGAATCCCAGCAAAGTCAAAGCAAACGGCAGCGTTCGTTTCGCCCTGTTAAGCGAGGATCCCCTCTGCTTTTTCGAGTGCTGGGGCGAGTCCACTGACGGTAGCGTGCGTCCCTTCCGTTTCCCTGATGATCCAACCGCTGCCGACATTGAGCAGGAGATGGGTGCTGACTACAACCGCCGCTTAAACCGCGATGGCACGGCCCCTGAATCCGTAAAGTTCGCCATGGCCGTACCCGTCTACAACTACGACCTGGGACGTGTACAGGTGCTGCAGCTTTCACAGAAAAGCCTGCAACGCGAGATGAACAAGATCAGCCAAATGGATGACTACTCCAACTTGCTGGAGTGGGACTTTGTGATCACCAAGGAAGCCACCGTCTCTCCAGACATGTATGGCCTCCGTCCAGCACCCCGTAAGGCTGGAGCGCAAAAGGACATCGACGCTGCCTGGGCCGCTGTTCAAAAGGATGGTTTTGACATCACCCGCTTGCTGGGTGGCGGTAACCCATTCAAAGAGTCTGCGTGACAACAAAAAGCCCCCGGATGACGAGTCCGGGGGCACCCCAACGCTTGATTCTGATTACAGCTCAATGACTGACACCACGCGCGACTTGATTCAGCGGCTGGCTGATGAGCTGGACCATTACGAACAACTCTTAATGGACAACCGTCGAAAGACGCATCCACTGGCTATCGAGGCCCGCGCCTATCTCGCTCAGCCCGAGCCTGAATACCCATCAGATAAAGAGTTGCTGGAACTTATGCCCGAAACGATGCGGGATGAGTTCTCTTACGCAGCCAAGGTCTGCTCTGATGCAGCAGGCGGTCAGGTCAAGCCAGGTATCTTCCGCGTGGCACTCAACACCGCTGCGCTGGAATACGCACAACTTGTTCTCACCCGCTGGGGCAAATAGTTACCTTCAATAAGCCGCTGGCGGCAACCCCTTCAGCGCAGCCTGACAACAAAAAGCCCCTGGATGACGAGTCCAGGGGCATCCCAACGCTTGATTCTGATTACAGCGAGCCTGGCATGGGTGTGAACATTCCATCCATTCGAGACTCCTTGTATGGACTAGGCGATAGGCACAACCTCTTGCCCGAGGTACGAAAGAACCCTTCTAGTGTCGCACAGTATTGAAGAATTGGAACGCTGTCCCCGGCTCTCGCACCTAGGAACTCACCGCTAGCGTTCCGGGTAGCGGACGATCGATACATTCCGAAAAAGGTATCGCCATGAAAGCTAACGCACCAGAGCCCACTGACAAGGAACTCCAAGACCTCTGGAACGAGATGTATTGGGAACCCGGAGCCCAATCAACGCCCATGGTCTACCGCTACGCCCGAGCAGTCCTGGAGCGCTGGGGTGGCCAAGCCCCTATTTAATAGATATATTTAGATGGGAAAGAGTATTTACATGTCCTACGGCGCAGAAGACACCACAGCCCAACTGGAACGAGTCAACCTCCTAGAGGAGCTTTATATCCGCGACGGACGCAACAACCCCGAACACCCCTGGAACGGACGCTACACCGGCCTCTACCTCAAATATCACCGTGCCCCAGACTCCTCCCCCGACTGAGCTATACAACGAACCCGACGGCATGGTTCGTATTACTGTAGGAGACCAGATAGGATGGGTTAGTTCTCACCATCTGGTCCCCACAAAAGAATGTCAGATGATCAGAACCTGGCTAGCGAAGCACAACAAAAGCTAAATAACCTACGGAAAAGTCGCCTGGAACGCGATGATTCTGGCCCTTTCCGCGTTTATCGGAACAACACTGGCGATATTTTTCACTCTGTTACGCATATCCTCAAAAACACAGCCCCAGCCCACCAAAAAGAGGCCCTGGAACGGTGGCTGGATCGACCAGGTGCTTACGAAGAGCGAGACATGGCTGCAAAACGTGGAACGCTTGCCCACAATCACGCCGAATATATCCTCAAGCTCGCCCACCGCCTCGCTCGCCAAACAGCCGAAAAACGAGGCACCCTAAAAACCCGCGAAGACGGCCTGGAACGTCCCCCTAGCCCCATCAACCGCTGGGCCCTAGAGAAAGCCATTCAGAGCGCCCCACGCCCTGGCTGGAGCGCAGCAGGCTACGCCCGAGGTTTACGCACCTGGATCGAAGACAACTGCACCGCAGTCCACTCAATCGAGTTCAGCATCCACCACCCCCTCGGCTTCGCTGGAACGTGTGACGCCCTAATCGACGTCAAAGGAAAAGGCCCATATATCGTTGACTGGAAAACCTCAGTCCGCGAACGCAGCGAAGACCTCCTCACCAACTACATCGACCAACTAGGCGCCTACAGCTTGGGACTCAAGAGTCTCACCAACATCCAAGCCGCTGGAGCGTTCGTCGTCGTGGCACGCCGCACCGGAGCTCCCCAAGTCCGCGAACTCACCCAACTCGAACTATTCGGTGCCGAAGCCCGCTTTACGCAACGCATCGACACCTACTGGAACGAGATATATCCTCAGCTTGCTGCGCAAGCCTCGGAAGAAACAGCCTCCTGAAGCGTCCCATCCCGCATAGCCTGATTCACCAACCTCCCTACGGATTCCTTCCGCTGGAGCGTGGACTCTACAAGCGCCTGGAAGGCCCCTATATCGCTGCATTCATAGGCGTACACCTTCCCCTCCCCTTTCGCCCGCTGGAACGTCACTGAGGCGATGCTCAGCGCCTCATCCAGGGCTAACCGCTGGATCGCTGACGACTCTTCCTTGGTGAACTGATAGATCTGCATGGTTTTGTTGTGTTTGGGTGGACTAAGTAGTGCGTTTGTACTAGCGGACAGAGGAAATCATCGCGAGGCTATGGCGGTGGTTCTCATCTCTGCTGGAACGTATGAAGTAGCCGCCGCCAATCAACCGCGACTCGACAGGCAGCCTCCTACTGCCCCAGCCATTTAACTCCAACATCGGCTGCTTGTAGTGCAACCGTGCCCGCTGGAGCGCTTCTTGCAAACTCGTCGCAATAGTCATGCAACGATGGACCGTGTTTCCATTTACCAGCGTCATCGACACCAGCCGTTCTTCCGTAAAAAAGGAGTTCATGCCAATCAAAGTGTGAAAGTCCCATCGTCATCAAAATCGGAGTTATCCTCCGGCTCCCCTGGAGTGTCTTCATCGTCCTGGGGGAAAAGCCACCCATCAGCGGGTGGCTGTGCGTTACCTGGATCGTTAGTCATTACAACCTCCCAACCATGTGCTCTATCCCCGTCTCTTCCGTTAAAGCTTCGGCAACAGCCCAAGCTTTTTCTGGTTCTTGTGGGCAGTCCTTAACCAGCTCCCATAAGAAAGGAACCCTTTTCCCCTTGGGTTGGATTCTGTAGATGCACAGCATTGTCTTGTGTGGGTAGTTTGTTTGTACTAACGGTCAGGTGTAGCCGTTGCTGGCGTCACCCTCTAGTTCCGCTTTGCGTCCATTCCATCCGAGGATGGTGTCCAGCGCTTTAATTGCCTGGAGCGCACCCTTTATATCACGGTCTGCCACCGCGCAGTTATACAGATGCACTGCCTGTGCCTGGAGCGTTACAGGATCAAGGGGCGATATATCGTCCAACCGCTTGCCCTCCAGATCAAAATGCTCCGGCGCATCCTCAGATTCACGCAACTCCAGGTCTGCAGTCCTGACGTCGGTATATGCCGTGGAGCGTGACACCTTGAACTTTGCTTGCAGCATCGTGCAGGTGGTCTGCACGTTGATGCCGGTTTCCAGCATGGTGCGGGCATAACTAACCCGCTGCTGCACTTCTTGGGCTGTAGCCATCAGTCGAGGCGAGAACAACCTGGCTACCTTATCACAATAAACCGGAAAAGTTGGATTCTTGGATTACGCCCCCAACAGGCTTGACAGGATACCCCTGGAGCGTGTCCAATGGTATTGGCGGCATCTGCCGTTCATAACCGACCTAAGAGCAACCGTGACCAACTTCGAGTACCTCCAAAAGCATCACTCCCTCACCCGTTACACCTGGGGCGTTCTACGTAATTGCGAGAAGGCGCTGCACAAGTGGGCCGAGGATGAGTGCAATGGCCGCATCCAGTGGGATGACGAGACCGGCGAACCTCACCTCTACCGCAAGGACCGCTGGGGCGACTACACCGCCAAGGGCCAGCCAACATTCAACCGCAAAGACCACTACCTGGACATCGCACGCAAGCAAGCCGCACGCTACGGGCTGCATATATACCAACAGACCGATCCCCGTGGTTGCGCCCTCTACGTCTATTCAAAGGAAGCCCTGGAGCGTTCAAAGTATCCCATCGAGCAATGCTACAACTCCGTAGGCACAGCTATCTGCTGAGCACGAAAGAAAAAGGCCCCCTATTCAGGGGGCTGATCATTACCGCCCAGAGCAAGTGCTCTGTCTTTAATCTCGTCGATGTAGTCTTGGACGTCATCGAACTCTTCTTGTGTTAACCAGCCGTCATAAGCAAACTGGTTGGCGCGGTTGAAATACGAGACCAGTTTTAGAAGGTCTTCGTTTTCAATACGCAGCATTGTGTAATTCATCAGAATTCCTCGATCATTGCATCTAGTTCTGCGAAGTTCAGCACTGGATCGAACCAAGACACGCCGTCTGGTGTATCCAGGCCGACGCTATCTTCAGTGATCGCATACAAGAACTCGCGGTAACTTCCGCACGCCAACGCTATGGCGTAGAACGAGAACTCATTCTGAATCCATAGCGCCACATTCCAGGTCTGGTAGTTTGACCAGCCGTTGTAGGTTTCGTTAGTCATTTTGAGGTTGCGATTTTCTCGGATAATTCACACAAGAAGCCGTGTGGGAACAGTCGCGCAAGGTCTTCGCGTACGAAGTCTTGCACTGGTTCGTCACCGTGCATTTCCTGATCTAGAAAATCCAGAGCATTGATAACCGCAGTCCATTCACGCTTAGTCAGGACTAAGTGGTGGTTGATGGTAACCATTTTGAGAAATGTAGTGTGTAAGGGAAGAAGAAAGAAAAGCAACCAGGGCTCAAGGCCCTGGCGCGTTATTCACAGGAAGTTTGGAAGCTCCGGTTCGAGTACCTCGACGCGGTATAGATACCGATCGGGGTCGATCCGTCGCATCAAAGCTGCCAGTCTCAAGGCGTCACCCTTGAGCCTGGGTCGGCCAGACCCCGCAGGGATCCAGCCGCGTTCTGTGCCGCGATACGTGGTAACAAGATGTCTCACTGTGCGGCCTCCACTTCCTTGGCTTCCTCTTCCTTGAGGTACTGGAGAGAGTCCTCGCAAGCGCTCAAAATGGCCTGTAGGTTCTCTTTCGCAGTCTCGCGCGTCGCTGCATTGTGACAGTAACGCTGAGAACGACACCAGTACTTGACCTCTCGACCGATCGCATCTGGATCAATTCCGTTGATTTGAACGGAGTTCCCCGAGGTGCTATCAGTGACAGTGATTGAGGCAGACCCCAGATCAACACTGGAGTTGCCGACACATTGCAGATCGATCCGCTGTGTCGTTGAAACTTTCATCGGTAGCGATTCCTAGAAGGGTTAGCGATTGGCGCGGGCCTTGCTGATACTTCATCAGCTCACCGCCGCCGGGTCTTTCGATTGTCTAGGTTCGCCAGCTACCGACTCGTCAGGCTCCGCAGGATCACGGCAGAGCCGCTCACCTTTGGCGCGTCATGTTCGGTTGGCTGTAACCGGATTGGGCAGTTGCCCCTCTCGGTTGAAGTAATTGTAAGGGATAAAGTGCTAGTCTACAGCCCTCTCTTGTGCCGATTTCTGAACTGGTTTTTTCGCTTGACAAGGGGTAGGGTTGCGTGATAAGTGCGAGGAGGCCAATTCCTGGGAACCTACATAAATACGGGCTAATTTATTGTACCCTAGCACAACAGACAGGGGGTAGGGGTCGAATCCTCGTATTGTGCTACACCCCCGCCCTAAAAAATACGCACCGCCTGTAAAAAAGCGTTAAAAAGGTTAGTATTCAACTAAAAGGTCGCCCCTGGAACGATGCAAGAAGAGGAAAAGTACGAAATCGAATACGGCCAAGGTATCAGTGACGAAGAATATCTCGATGAAGATACGATTGGTCAGCCCCGCAAAGCATACGGCCCTAAAAAGTCCGCCGCCGAAGTAGAATATCGCGTCCAACGTCTATACAAACGGCAACTCGAAGGTCTTACCTGCCGCCAACTCGTCCTCAACCACGCCGAACGGGAGCAAATCGGCGTCGCAAGCGCCTGGCGCGACTGGAAAAGAGTCCAAGCCCTCAACAACGAGGACTTCAAACTGGAGCGCGAAACGATGGCAGGCCGCATCTTCGCGATGCGAAACCGTCTTTACAACGCCGCAATGAAGCGGGGCCAAATGCAAACCGCCGCCCAAGTCTTGGACTCCCTCGCCAAGATGGTTGGCTGCGACCAAGTCGAAGAGAAGGGCACCAGCATCCCCGAAATCAACATCAAAATCGAACGCGAGTAATAGGCTAGTAACACACATAAGGCCACCTAAGTGCCTAAATCCCTCGACTTATCCCTGCGCCCCGCCCAGGGCGAAGTATTTAGCGCCACCAACCGATTCCGCGTCCTCGTCGCAGGCCGCCGCTTCGGCAAATCCTATCTCGCCTGCATCGAACTCCTCAAAGCAGCCCTGGAACGCCCCGGCGAAACCTACTTCTACTGCGCCCCCACCTACCGCATGGCGAAAGACATCGCCTGGAAAACCCTCAAAAAGATCATCCCCAACACCCTGGTACGTAGCAAAAACGAAACCGAACTCCGCATGGAGCTGGTCAACGACTCCACGATCGAACTAAAGGGCACAGAAAACGCCGCCGCCCTGCGAGGCCGCTCCCTTTCAGGCGTCGTCCTCGACGAAGCCGCCTTCATGGAAGCGGAGGTCTGGTTCGAGGTGCTTCGCCCCGCCCTCGCGGACAAACAGGGCTGGGCACTCTTCATTTCTACCCCCGAAGGCACCGCCAGCTGGTTCTACGACCTGTGGTGCTACGTCGATGAAGACACCACAGGCGACTGGAAGCGCTGGTGCTTTACCACAATCCAAGGCGGCAACGTCCCACCGGAAGAAGTCGAAGCAGCCCGCGCCCAACTCGACCCCCGCACCTTCCGCCAAGAATTTGAAGCCAGCTTCGAGAACCTCTCCGGCCTGGTCGCCATCAGCTTCAACGACGCCAACATCGACAAAGAAGTCCGCGACCTCCCAATCCTCCCCCTCCTCCTCGGCGTGGACTTCAACGTGGACCCAATGAGCGGCATCTGCGCCGTCAAAAAAGGCGACGAACTCTGGGTATTCGACGAAATCATCATGACCGGCGGCGCCACCACCTGGGACTTCGCCGAAGAAGTCATCAACCGCTACGGCGTGGAACGCCGCATCGTCGCCTGCCCCGACCCCACCGGCGGCGCCCGCAAAACCGCTGGCGTTGGAGCGACCGACCACAGCATCCTCCGCAAATCGGGCTTCAACGTCTCCACACCACGCAGCCCCTGGAAGATCCGCGACAAAGTCACCGCCGTCAACACCGCCCTCCTCGACGCATCCGGCGCCCGCCGCTGCAAAATCCACCCCCGCTGCCGCGAACTCATCAAAGCCCTCCGCACCCTCACCTACGCCCCTGGAACGTCCCTACCCAACAAAAACCTTGGCGTTGACCACGCTTTTGACGCTTTTGGCTATTTATGCCTTCAAACCTTTAACCTTGCCAAACCCGAAACTATCGGCAAAACCTCCTATCGTGTTTACTAACCGCACCAAATCCAATGCCCGGACACTACGGCCACGGCACTAAAAAGAAGCCCAAAACCAAAAAATCCACCAAAAAATCTAAGTAGACTGAACCAACAGCGCTGGAGCGATGGCAAAACGCGGTCTATACAGCAACATCCACGCCAAACGTAAACGAATCGCCGCCGGATCCGGCGAAAAGATGCGTAAACCCGGC